TATTCCAAGAGCCACCAACTTCTTTTGTTCCCCCGTGACCACGGTAAGTCTCGCCTTATTGCTTATCGGGTTGCGTGGGAACTAACTAAGAATCCTACTTTGCGGATATTATACATCTCTGCCACCGCAAACCTTGCGGAGAAACAGCTAGGTTTTATTAAGGGTATCCTTACCTCTGACACTTACAGTCGTTACTGGCCTGATCACGTCAATGCTGACGAAGGCAAACGCACACGGTGGACAAACTCAGAGATTGCCCTGGATCATCCGTTACGTAAGAAAGAGAATGTCCGTGACCCTTCTGTCTTCACTGGTGGTCTTACTACTTCCCTTACTGGGATGCACTGTGACATTGCAGTTCTTGATGATGTTGTTGTATACGAGAACGCCTATACGGGTGAAGGTCGCAACAAAGTAAAAAGCCAATACTCTCTTTTGTCATCTATCGAAGGTGCAGACGCAAAGGAGTGGGTTGTAGGAACACGTTATCACCCCGCTGACCTTTACAACGACCTACTGCAAATGACAGAGGATATCTTCTCTGAAGAGGGTGAGAAGATTGGCGAAGAGAATATCTACGAGATCTTCGAAAAGCCAGTAGAAGATCGTGGTGATGGCACAGGTCAATTCCTCTGGCCTCGTTCCCAGCGTAAGGACGGTAAGTGGTTTGGGTTTAACATGCAGGTTCTGGCCAAGAAACGTGGTCAGTATCTAGACAAAGGTCAGTTCCGGGCACAGTATTACAACGACCCATCTGACCCAGACAATGTTCCTGTTGGTTCTGACAAGTTCCAATACTACGAACAGAAGCACCTACGCCAAGAGAATGGTTACTGGTTCTTCCGTGACAATCGTCTGAATGTTTTTGCTGCTGTTGACTTTGCGTTTAGCCTTAGCAAGAAAGCTGACTACACGGCAATCGTTGTTGTTGGTATTGACGCAGACAACAATGTTTATGTTTTAGATATTGATCGTTTTAGAACTGACCGTATCTCTGACTACTTTGAACACATCCTTCATTTGTCAAACAAGTGGTCGTTCCGTAAGATGAGAGCAGAAACAACGGTAGCCCAGATGGCCATCGTTAAGCAGCTAAAAGAACTTATCAAGCAACACGGTTTGTCAATCAGTATAGAAGAATACAGACCAAACAAAAACCAAGGTAACAAGCAGGAACGTATAGCTGCTGTGCTTGAGCCTCGGTATGATAACTTGAGTATCTGGCACTACCGTGGCGGTAATACTCAAATCCTAGAAGAAGAGTTGTCATCTCGTAACCCTCCGCACGATGACGTTATTGATGCTCTAGCTTCTGTTGTAGACATGGCTGTCAAACCTGCTCGTTCTGTCCGTAGGCAGAAAAGCAACGTGGTGCAGTTCAACCAGAGATTCGGTGGAGTTAGCTTCTAATGGCTGGAACAACTATTGATCTTGAGATGATGATTGACCCTCACGGCATGGCCGTTGAGATTTCTGAGCAGTGGACTTCTTGGAATAACGCACGTCGTCAGAAGATCGAAGAGTGGAAAGAACTGCGTAACTACATTTACGCTACCGACACCCGGACAACTTCGAACAGTAAGCTGCCTTGGACTAACAGCACCACCACCCCNAAGCTGACACAGATTGCAGACAACCTGCACGCAAACTACTTTGCAGCTTTGTTCCCACAGAAGCGGTGGTTCCGGTTTGAGGCACAAGACCAAGAGTCTGATACCAAAAGCAAGCGTGACGTTATCCAAGCTTACATGCAGAACAAGATCCGTCAGTCGGACTTTGAGAACACTGTAAGCCGCATCCTGAACGACTACATCCAGTATGGCAACTGCTTTGCTACCGTAGAGTTTACTCGTGACTACATCGAAATGGACAGCGAGATTGTTGTCAACTACGTAGGTCCGAAACTAGTCCGCATCAGCCCTTTCGATATCTGCTTTAATCCTCTGGCACCTACCTTCCAGGAAAGCCCGAAGATCATCCGGTCGATTGTAACCATTGGTGAGATTGCACGTAAGATTGAAGAGAGTGTTGACAACGCCTACATGCAGGACGTTCTTGACAAGATGATGGTCAACCGTTCTTCGTCAGCTATCCAAGACGTAGACGTAAGCAAGTCGGAAGGCTTTATTGCTGATGGTTTCTCTAGCATCAAAGAATACTACGACTCGAACTACGTAGAGCTTCTGACTTTCTACGGTGATATCTATGACAAAGATACAAAAACTTTTCACAAGAATCGTGTCATTACTGTTGTTGATCGTGCATACGTTCTCAACAATGAGCAGAACCCTAGCTGGTTGGGTAAGTCACCTATCTTCCACGCAGGCTGGCGGGAACGTCCTGACAACTTGTATGCAATGGGGCCGCTGGATAACCTCGTGGGTATGCAATACCGCATCGACCATTTGGAAAACCTTAAAGCGGATGTGTTCGACCAAATCGCCTACCCAATAATCAAGATTCGTGGTGACGTAGAAGACTTTGACTTTGAGCCTGCAGCACGTATCTACATGGGTGAGGAAGGTGACGTAGGCTACCTAGCACCAGACTCGACTGCTTTGAATGCAGACTTCCAGATCCAGAACCTAGAGAACAAAATGGAGATGATGGCTGGTGCACCTCGTGAGGCTATGGGTATCCGTAGTGCAGGCGAGAAGACAGCCTTTGAGGTGCAGCAGCTTATGACTGCAGCAGGCCGTATCTTCCAGCACAAGACAGCCCACTTTGAACGTGTGTTCCTTGAGCCTATCCTGAACGCTATGCTTGAGGCTGCTCGTCGCAACATGGACTATGCAGACACTGTGCGTGTCCTGAACGAAGACTCGGGCCTGTTCTTCTTCGAGCAGATCACCAAGGAAGACATCAAGGCAAACGGCAAGATCGTTCCCATGGGTGCTCGTCATTTTGCAGAACGTGCCCAGCGCATCCAGAACCTGACGCAGCTCTACCAGATTAAAGCACAAGACCCGAGCATTGCTGCCCATATGTCAGGTAAAGAGTTTGCTCGTATCCTTGCTGACGAGCTAGGTGAGCCAGCCCTGTTCGGTGAGAACATCACCATCGTGGAACAACTGCAGACCCAGCGTGTAGCAACCGAAGCGCAGGTTCAGTTTGAAGAAGAGCAACAGGTAGCAATGGAACAAGGCTTGTAATGAAAGCTTCTTGGTTTAAAGACTGTAAGACAAAAGAAGAGAAAGACAAAGTTCGTCAGGTTCTCTTCTCGAACAAAGACGGTTTTGATCGTCTGAAAGAAATCCTAGAGCCAATGCTCAAGGAAGCCCTACCGACAGCAGACTATGACAGCCCATCGTGGGCATACAAGCAAGCTGATCGCATTGGGTATAACCGAGCACTAACCACGGTGCTTGATCTGATCAACTTAGACAAGGAATAGATTATGGTATTTACTGACGGGACTGCAACCGAACAGACCGAGCAGAACGCAGAGCAAATGCAGCAAGAAACCACACCATCGGAATCTTACTTGCAGAAACTCGTAGAGGCAAAGGGAGAGAACTGGAAAGACCCTGAAGTCCTAGCCAAAGGTAAACTTGAAGCTGATGGCTATATCAAGACCCTCGAAGAACAATTAGCTCAAATGCGAGAGGACTTGAAGAAACAGGAGTATCAGGCCCAGGTTCTTGAACAACTCCAGAATAAGGCCGCTGAGACTACCGAAGCGAAGACTGGGGTGCCCAACAATAACGGTAGCGTTAAGGATCAGAACACCACTGCAAACCTTAGCGAGGAAGACCTGAAGAGCCTTGTTGAAAAGACACTAAGCCAACGTGAGAAGGACGCTGTCATTAAACAGAACCTAGCTCAGGTTGACAAAGCACTGGAAGAAAGTTTTGGCACTGAGGCCCTGACTGTTGTCCAGCAGAAAGCACAAGAGCTAGGCATGTCCCTTGAACGTATGAAGGACATCGCCGCAGAAAGCCCTAATGCCTTCTTTGCTTTGATTGGTGAGAAACCGAAACAGCCTAGCAATCCTATGATTCAAGGTTCGGTTCGCACTGAGGGTGTCAATATGCAAGCCTCGACAGAACGTAACTGGGCCTACTACCAGAAACTTCGTCGGGAAAACAAAAACCTCTATTACACACCGAAAGTCCAGCAACAGTTAATGGAAGATAAAGTTCGTCTGGGTGACAAATTCGGTCTGTAACAATTTGGAGTAAATACAATGGCTGGTAACACTAGCGCAATTAACTACCTGACTCGTTCTGATGTATGGGGTCAGGAACTGAAAGAACTGCTGCGTGATGAAATGCAGGCACAACGCTACGTGCGTATGCTTGAGGGTTTCCCTGATGGTGACACCTTCCACATCCCGCAGATTGGTGCAACCACCGTGCGTGACTACACTGAAGACAGTGCAGTGACCTACGATCCGCTGGCAACCGCTGACTTCACCTTCACGGTTGACAAGTATCTGGCAAGCTCGACCTACATCACCAAGAAGGCTGAGCAGGACTTGTTCTATGCCAACGAACTGATGAGCCGTTTCGTGCCTGAGCAAGAACGTGCCATCATGGAGCACTTCGAAACCACGACCTTTGCTGCGCCTGAAGCAGGTGTGTCGGCCAACTCGGCTGAAGCAATCAACGGTATTGCACACCGCATCTCGGGTGGTAACGCTGGTCGTATCGAACTGGCTGACT